AACATCTGGTTTACTGTCCCACCTGTCGATAGCTCATTACTTACAACCGTACTAATGGGTATGTTAGGCTTAGGTGCTATGCGTACAGTAGAGAAGACTAAGAACGTACAGAGAGAGCGATAATGGGCGGTGGACGTTACAGTACAAACAATCGAGTCAATGCAGCAGCGGCAGCAGCGGCGGCCCAACGTGCGGCAGCACTTGCTAGTGGCCCTGCGTATCCTGTAGTTAGTAATCCTGTAGTCAACCTTCCTGTGAAGTCTGTAGTTCAACCAGCTCCTGAAGAGTTTGCTTCATTGGCTAGTCCTTTTGATGCAGGCTCTGATCCTTATAGTAATTGGTTTAGTGAGACTGAACGTAACCAGCGTTCTCCAGACGGTTACACACCAGCTATAGAAATACCTACCACTGCGCCTGTTGCTGTAACTCCAGCGGCTACTCCTGCACCAGTAACAGGTGTAACGCCAGAGATGTTAGAGCGTCTCGAAGGGATGGACTTGTCTGGTATCGGTGGAGACATACTAGGCATTGGTAATCAAGACCTAGGTGGTATGTTAGGTAGCTTCCAGAGAGAGAACTACTACAACGACACTACAGCATACAACCCTCTAGGCACAGCCCCTGAAGACATGGTTACCTTTGACGACCTAAACAGCACCGAAGCTAAAGCAGCTAAAGACTCAAGAGAAGCTGAGTTAAGTGAAAGCCTACAAAGCTGGGCAGACCCTCTAAAGGATTTGTCCAAGTCAGACCCTGCTCAATTTGGTGCAGAGTATAGCGCACTACCGCTGACAGGTCAACTGGCTTATCTTAAAAACGATTATGATAACGGCGACATGACTGAGCGAGAGTATCAAGATGCTTTCGCTGAACAGTGGAATGCTTCAGGAAATGCAGGCACTCTACAGTTTATAGATAAGTACGGCTGGCGCATGTATGCCCCTGACGCTATCGCACAGCAAGGTGGTCAAGACCCTAACGGGCCTATGGATTGGTACGAGACGGAGGGTTTGTTTGATGGCTCTATAGATCGTTTAGACCAGTTCACTCCTAGAGTTAAAGAGACCTTTGACGTTACAAGTATTGGTAGGGGTGTGTTAGCTAGTCCTGTGCTAAGACTAGCAGCAGGCGTTATGACTGGTGGACTTTCAGAAGGTGCAATAGCTGCGGGTAAAGGATTAACTGGCGACACGTTACATGCAAGCGACTGGTTGTCGATCGGTACTGCTGGTTTACAAATGAGCGGCATGATGAATCCTCCTGTAGACGCAGCAGCCGCAGCAGACGCAGGCACAGCAGCAATGCAGGCAGCAGACGCAGCAGGTCTATCAAACACAGCAGCAATGGCAGCAGGTACAGCAGCACAAGAGTTAGCACTGGCGGGTAAGGGGCTGACACTAGGCGGCAAAGCCTTGAACTACAAGCAATCAATGGGTCTACTTACGGCAGCAGCCACAGGTGATCCTAAAGAGGCCCTTCTTAACATATATGGTACTGATCTTGTTAAAGGTGGTTTAAATAAACTAGGAGCTACTGTAGACTCTTTAGGTGATGTACAGTATAACGCTTTAAGCGAAGGTCTAAATAAAGTCGTTAGTAAAGTAGCGGAAGGTGAGGAGCTAGACGAAGCACTTGCTTTTGGATTAGGTACGTACATTAAAGAAGACGGTACATTCGGTAATTTAAGTTTCCCTGATTCTCCTGATTTAGATATAGACTTAAAAGCTGTTGAAGACCTTGTTAGAGATGTTGTTCGACCTATTGGTAAGATAGGTACAGCGGTTGCTCATTTTGTAGAAGACGCAGTTCCTGTAGAAGCAATTAAAGAAGCAGGTAGTGCGTTTGACGATGCAGTGCTACAACCTACTAAAAAATTAGTAGAAGAAGGCGCTAGTGTTGCAGGTGATGTTCTAAGCGTTGTTGACGATGAGGTCATACAACCAGTTATACAAGGAGTAGAAGAAGGTGCTAGTGTTGCAGGAGATGTACTGTCAGCAGCAGACACAGTAGTTAGAGACGCTGCTAGTGCATTTGACGATGCTGTTATACAGCCTATTGGTGACGCTTTCTCAGACTTAGACACAGCCATTAGAGACGCTTTACCAAGCACAAGTATAGACTTACCAGATGTCAACTTACCTGATATAAACTTACCTAATCTCAACCTGCCTAACTTTGGGCTAGGTGACATGGGTATGATGATGGGTTTAATGACACCACAAGCAAACGCTACAACTAACAAATTATTTGAAAACGAACTATTTAAATTTAAAACAAAAATAGGCATTACCGATAGAGATGCTGCTGTAGATATTGAAGACTTTTTATCTTCACCGTTTTCTTCTAGTTTTGATCAACAACAAAGGTTTTAATAATGACATATTTACAGCTAGTTAATAGCGTACTACGCAGGCTTCGAGAAGAGGAAGTGTCTTCCGTTAGTCAAAACAGTTACTCTAAACTTGTTGGGGAGTTTGTTAATGACGCTAAAAGGTCTGTAGAGGATGCTTACGACTGGACAGCCTTACGCACTACACTAACTGTGTCTACTACTGCTGATACGTTTAACTACGTCTTGACAGGCTCTCAGAACCGTATGAAGTTGCTGGATGTTATTAATGACACCTCAGACTTCTTTATGCAGTATCGTTCCTCTCGTTGGATGGACAATGCTTTCTTGATTGAGACACCGCCTATTGGTTCACCACAGTTCTACAGCTTTAACGGTGTAGACGCTAACGGCGATAACGCTGTTGATGTCTATCCTAAGCCTAGCGGTGTGTTCCAGTTACGCTTTAACGTGGTGCTACGTACATCAGACTTCACAGAAGACACTGACAACATGGCTGTGCCTTCGTCACCTGTTGTACAACTAGCTACTGCGTTAGGCGCTAGAGAGCGTGGAGAGACTGGTGGTACGTCAGCAGCAGAGCTGTTTGCACTGGCTGATAGTACCTTGGCAGATGCTATTGCTATTGACGCATCTCAACACCCTGAAGAAACTATCTGGTACTCGTAAATGGCACAACAATTACAGAACATTACAGTAGCAGCTCCGGGATTTGCTGGTATAAACACACAGGACTCACCTATTGGTGTTGATCCTTCGTTTGCTGCTATTGCAGACAACTGTGTTATTGACAAGCTAGGTCGTATCGGTGCGCGTAAGGGCTGGGAAGCTGTCTCTAGCAACGGTGCTGCTGTATTAGGAAGTAGCCGTGGCGTTGAATCAGTCTTTGAGTACGTCAAGAGAGATGGTACTAAAATAGTATTCTCTGCTGGTAACAACAAGATATTTACAGGGACTACTACACTCGCTGAAGTAACGCTACCTGCTGGTTATACTATCACAGCTAACAACTGGAAAGTAGTCAGCTTTAACAATGACGTTTACTTTTACCAGTCAGGACACGTACCTCTACGTAGCGTAGCGGGTAGTACTACTTTAGTTACAGTAACAAACGGTGGTCATACCTCTCCATCAGGTAATGAAATCTTAGGAGCTTATGGCCGTCTGTGGACAGCAGATGTTGTAGGTAATAACTACACAGTGTACTGGTCTGATCTACTTGTTGGTAATCACTGGCATGGTGGCTCTTCAGGTTCGTTAGACTTGACTCTGGTGTGGCCTACAGGCTTTGACGAGGTAGTAGCTTTAGCGACTCACAACAACTTCCTAATCATCTTTGGTAAGAAGTCTATAGTCGTGTACTCAGGTGCAGCCTCTCCTGCCTCTATGACGCTTACAGACACTGTAGAAGGCGTTGGTTGCATAGCTCGTGACTCAGTACAGCATACAGGCACTGACATTTTGTTCTTGTCTGAGACAGGTGTACGTAGCTTTGGTAGGACTATACAAGAGAAGTCCATGCCTATGCGTGACATCAGTAAGAATGTACGCACTGATTTGCTCTCTCTAATACCACTACAGACTAACGCTATCAAGTCTTTGTACAGTTCCGAAGAAGCCTTCTACTTGTTAACACTGCCCGACAGCAACACTGTGTATTGTTTTGACATGCGTAGGCAACTAGAGGATGGTTCTAATCGTGTTACAACATGGTCAAGCATGTATCCACTGTCCTTTGTATCTCTTGAAGGTGGTGAGATATACATAGGTATTTCTAGTGGCATTGTTAAGTATAACGGCTACACGGATGGTGCTGTTAAGTATGAGATGAGATACTTTAGTAACCCTATGGACTTCGGTAACACTTCTAATCTAAAGTTCTTGAAGAAGTTTAACTTAACTATTATTGGTGGTCAGAACACACCGACTACTTTAAACTGGGGTTATGACTACACAGCTAGCTACACTAAGCAAGCCTTTACTTTTGCCTCTAGCAACATTGCTGAGTATGGCATAGCAGAGTATGACACCACAGGCGAATACACTTCCTCTATCCTTATCAACACACCAAAGGTTAACACCAGCGGTAACGGTGAGGTAGTAACTATTGGTATCGAGGCAGAGGTTAATGGTGCTGCTTTTTCAATTCAAAAAATCGACATACACGCTCTACTAGGGAGACTTATCTAATGTCTAATTATACAAAGACAACTAACTTTGCTACAAAGGATTCTCTCCCTTCAGGGAATGCCGCTAAGATTGTAAGAGGCACAGAGATCGACACTGAATTTAATAATATACAAATAGCCAGTGCTACTAAAGCTAACACTGCTGGCCCTACATTTACAGGTACTGTCACAGCCGCCACCGTAAACGTAACAGGCACACTAACGGCTGACACTATTACTGGAGGGTCTTACTAATGGCTATAGCAGGTAACTTATTTAACGTAGGCGCTGGATACCTATTAGGTAAAGAAAGCAAAGATTCCTATGGTGAACTAGGGCAACAATACTTACAAGGCGGCGAACGTCTAGGTCAACAAGCTTTAGAAGCTTCAGCGTTTAAACCGTACACTGTAACTAGCTCTTTAGCTAATGTACAGACTACTCCTGAAGGTGGTTTTGGTATTAACCTATCCCCACAGCAGCAAGCTCTACAGACGCAGCTACAAGGCCAAACAGCGGGTTTGTTTGGTCAGGTGAGCCAAGACCCTGCACAGGCTCAAGCAGCCTTATACGAGCAGTACAGAGGCATACAACGTCCTGAAGAGGAACGCCAGCGTTTAGCACTAGAAGAGCGTATGCTGTCACAGGGCCGCTTAGGATTAGGTTCCGCTGCTTATGGCGGTTCTTCTCCTGAGTTACTGGCTCAAGAAACTGCTCGTCAAGAAGCAATGGCACGTGCTAACGTAGGTGCGCGTCAACAATCTCAAGCAGAGCAAGCACAGGCAGCTGAGTTAGGAGGTTTGTTGCAACAAGCTGGTTATCAGCCGCAAAGACAAGCGTTAGGCTTATTAGAAGCTAGTCAAATCCCTGCTGGATACTTGTCACAAGGGCAACGTGCTGGAGCTGATTTGCAAGCTAAATTTGAACAAACAGGTTTAGAAGGTTACTTGCAAACAGCAGAGCTGGCACAAAACGAAAGACTAGCACAGATGCAGAACATGGCTAACATAATTGGTGGTGGCGGTCAAGGTGCTGATTCTAGGCAAGGTTTACTTGATCAAATTATAAAGCAGTTTACAGGCGGTACAGGCGGTGTCGAGTTAGGCACTCAGACAGACATACAAAGTTTAATTGATTACGCTAACAATCCAATTGAAACAAGCTTTTTAAGTTCTTTACCTGATTATGCTAGTTCTTCTTTTTTAGGCGGTAACGGCTTTTTAAGCTCTCTTGCTGGGCCGCAAAACATAAACCCAAGTGGTTTTAATCAGACTGCTTTTAACGCGTCTGCCTACGCCCCACAGCAAAATATTGATGCAAGTGGTTTTAATCAATCTGCGTTTAACGATGCACTAGGTCTTTAAGGAGATACAACAATGGCTAAAGTAGATATTACAGGACTCCTTACGGGTTTGGCAGGTACTCCTGATCTAGAGAGAGAAGGCATTAAGAGAGCTAGTGCTATACAAGGTCAGGGTGCTGGTTCTAACTTGGCTCGTGGTCAGGCTTTACGAGCGCCACAGCGTGAGCAGATGATGCGTCAAGGCGCTGGTGGTTTGTTTGGTGTTGATACACGCACTGCTGGTCAGCAAGTACAAGAGCAGCTAGGTCAGCTCGATATTACTAAACCAGCAGGGCAGGAACAAGCTGTTCAGTTAGTGGCTCAGATTGATCCGACTAGAGCATTGGCTTTAAGGACTAGGTTTGCTGAAGAAAATAAAGCAGAGACTTTAAAGCAATCTACTCAGGTAAAAGAGCAAAAAGCAACAAAAGGTTTTGCAGAGTACATTCGTAAAATAGACCCTGAATTAGTCCCACTGGCTTTATCAGGAAAACTTACTCCTG